CCGCATTTTGTTTTGCTAGTCTCATATTTTGTACTGCCTGGTCAGCTTGTGCAGTTTGCAAAATTTTTGCATTTGTTATTTATTGTCCGCGGGTATACGCTTGACCATAATCTTGTGCTGGTATACCAGCACCTGCAGGTGTGCTTGCACCACCCATTTTACCAGCTAAAATAGGGTTTAAACCTGCTTTTTTCATATCAGCCATTGCTCGCTGATATGCACTATTTGACATTTGTTCCTGAAAGGCCATTTGCCTTCCAGCTATTCTTTTATTGGTTTGGTTGGTTAAATGTGTACCAACTAAACTTGCAACAGCATCAAACATTAGAAATGATCTATCAGACCAGGTACACCATATGTCGGCATTGGTCTCGCACATTTAAGTTTAAAATACATATCCAAAATTAAATTTGGATAATTTTGTACTGCTGTAACTCTATCCACTGGCGGATTTTCTTCTATAAAACTAGCATTTAAAGCAGGTAAACTGCCAAAATCTTGTGCCAAATGCCATGTATCTAAACTTTGTGAAAAGTTTGATCTCATTTGACCTGTTATCTGACTTGGTTTATAGCGATACTCTGCGTATCTCTCCTGGTAACCGAAAACATCATCATCTGCTGTTGTTCCTTGTGCATAAATTTCTTTATTTAACACAGCTTGTTCACCAAGATGGGCTAGGGCAGGCCAATAAAAATCCCATCTTGTTTGCCTACTAAAATGTCTAGCCAATCCTTGCTGATATGTTAAATCAGCAAATACGCAAGCTAAACCTATTACTACGCTATGTTCTGTAAATGATTTATTAAATCTATGGCCAGTAAAACCAGTAGTACCATAACCACTTAAATTACCTTGTGGTGTTGTTGTGTCTGTACTACTTGTTTGTGCAACAGGATTAATATTAATCCTGTCTTTTCCACCTCCGAGGTATTCAGGGCGTTGTAATCTAGCATCAGGGCTAGTTACTCCGAAGTGTGATTGTATTACTTCGGTATATCTTGTTCCACCCCTAGCGTCTTTTTCATACAACCTTTGTATTTGAAACGCTTCTCTTAATTGATTTATTGTTGTTGCAGTAGCAGATGTTAAATCTGCAAATAATTTATTAGTATCATCGTATGTGCTTCCACTAATACTTATATTTCCTGCACTGTTAACGAAAGTATTCTTTTGTGAATTATCACCAACATAAGCAGTTAATACATCTGCTGATTGACCAATTGGTATTGTTACTGAATCACCTTTTTGTGGCCAAGGTAGAGCTGATGTAAAATAATCGTGTCTTTTACCTCTTTTTCTTAATACATAATTACCAGCTGTATCGGGTCCGTCGCCTTTATCAACAGTTAAACTGTCTTGTAAATTTTGATCACGGAACCATTCATTATATATTAAATTATAAGCTCTCCCACATAAATTATTAAATGATAATTGTACATCTGTAGGTACACCAAAATAATCGTATAACGAACCATTTGTGGTTGTATGTGGTGATACTTGAGGTACTAAATAATCAGTACTGTCGCCTGGATTATCTTGCTCACCACAAAACTTTTCCCAGTTATTCCATATTAATCTATATGGTACTGCAAAGAAAAATGTTTCTATATATAAATTATCCATAAATGGATTAATTGGGGTTGCTAATCGGCCAAAGCCGCTAGCATCGAGGGTAAACGTGTCGCCAGGTAGTGCTTCATCATAAAATATTGGCACTAAATAACCTGCATCAAAAGTTGTTTTTAAACCGTGATCACGGTTAAATACTGATCTTTGTATATCTACTTTTGGTACACGACTAAAATCTTTAGTTAATGTACTTGGCAATGTTCCCATGGGTCCAAACATATTTTTTTACTCCTGTTTTAAGTTTTCTAATTCAACTATAAATTCCGGCGGAATTTCTGCCTTTGGTTCGCCTTTTAATTCTTCCCAACTTCCTATTCGCATTAATGTGAAATCTTCTGGAAATTTGCTGAATGGTGTATTTGTATTTTTCAATAAATCCATACATTGTCGTGTTGCAGTGCCATCGGTAAGTTCCACGAATGGCTGCATATATGTTCCAGATTTTTTGTCGTAAATAGAATACAAGTTCTTGTCCATAATTTTGTCCTCGATT